AAAGCCGCCCCACGCGGCAGGAAGGAAAGTAATGACCCCCCCACAAGCAACACCGCGAGACATCGCCCGCAACGTGTCCGAAGACCGGGGCGCGCTCAGGCTCAGCATCGAGAACCAGCAACGGCAGATCAACTCACTCCGCGCCGAGAGCCGCGCAAGTGCATGGTCGCTAGGCATCTGGCTGGCAATCCTCACCATCTTCGTTGTCGCGACAACAGCCCGCGCCCAATGCACCGACCTCGACTTCAACAACGACGGGGTGTACCCCAGCGACCAAGACACCACCGACTTCTCCAGCGTCCTCGCGGGTGCCGATTGCCCGACGTGCGACACCATCGACTTCAACGGCGACGGAGTTTTCCCCGATGACAGAGACTTTACAGACTGGTTGGCGGTACTTGCAGGTGGGCCATGCTCCAACGGAGGCTTCACGCCTGTCGTGTGTAGTGGCTGCCAAGAACTGTTGGTTGGGACTGCAACTTTCCCAACAGTGGGAGATGTGCTTCGTCAACTTCCCCGCGTGGAATCAGGGACCAGCGGACTATCTGGTACGCCTGCAATCATCACTATTCCGTTCCGGGTTGGTGGATGGGACATGGGCATCAACTGGCCCGGCATGGATGGTTTGGCTTACGGCGGCAAGCCTGGCCGACCTCTCATCATTCGTGGACTACCCGGACCAAACGGCGAGCGGCCAACGCTTCGACTGCCCGCAACAGTGGGTGCCGGATGCCGAATCGTCGGAGGCTTGCAGTACGTCGAACTGCGCGGGCTACGAATCGTCGGGGACAACCACGGCGCAATCGTCGCCATTCAGGGCGACGCCAAGAACATTCTCATCGAAGACTGCGAACTTGTTGGCGGCGCAATCGGTATCAGCATTCAAGGAATGGACCGTCGCACGGGTTCTATCAGAATCCGCAGGAACATCATCCGCGACCAACGCCACCCCGTCAGCCACAGCCAAGGCATCTTCGCGTCCGCCGACACAATGACGCTGATTGACAGCAACGTGCTATACAACAACGGGAGCCGCAACCAATTCTGCCACGGCATGTACCTTGTCCACACGGCAGGCGCGACTCGCATCGTTGTGAACAACTGGGTGGGCTTGCCCGGCAGCGCAGCGATTCAGGCTCGCGGCGGCGACTTCACCATTCAATCAAACGTGTGTTGGAACTTCAACACCGGCATCGGCACCGGCCACCCGATGGCATACAACGCGACCGACGAATCGAAGACGGTTTGGACTTCCGCCACCGTCAGCAACAACCTGCTAGCCGACGCACGCGAAGGTGAGCCTGCACAGTGGGGCTTCTCGTACATGCTGGGCAAGCCGACCGCAATCACGGGCAACATCGTGCAAGGCGTGGCCCGACCGTGGATGAGTAGCACCGACCAAGGCTTGCGTGTGCCAGTTGGCGAAGTGACGCGAGAAAACAACGACGTGAAAACCACCAGCAGCGGCATAGATTGGCAGCCCATCATCGACGCACTTCTCTCCCGCAAGTCAGGCGAGTGGGGCGAGCGGTTTGAGACTGGCGGGGTGATTGATAGGAGCAAGCGTTGACCATCACGACCGACCAAGTGCAACGCATCATCGCCGCCGCCTTGCACCTTCGCGACGCCGAAGCACGCTTCGCGCAAGGCACGGGCATGATGCACGAAATCATTACGGCCAAGAAAGAGTTGTTTGACGCGGTGGACGCGGCGAAAGGAGCCTGATGTCAATTCTTGCAGGGACGCAATACGACGAGCAGATTCAGCGAGAGAAGGACGCAATCAACGCGGGCAAGGAACGCTATTGGCGCAACGTCAATGACGCAACGCGACGTGGTGATGGGTGCGACCTTCCGGTGTCTCGCGTGTTCACCGACGCATGGATGCCGACGGTCACCGCCGCATTCGATGCCCTGATTACCAAGTGTCGCAATGGCGAACTGTTCAAAGGTGCGACCTACTGCATCCCCATCTACTACAACGCCGACCCGTCCGAGTGTGCCACCATCTTCCTGCGAACGGCGTTCTCCATGCTGCTTCGCGGGGAGGTGAAGGCTAAGTCGGGGCGTCCTGCTATCCGCGTTGACCGCTTTATTGACACGCTTGGCAAGTCAATCGCGGCCCAGGTGCTACACAACCAGTTTGCGGATTCGTGGAAAGACGACGAGCTTGCCCTTCGTCGCAAGAAGGAACAGATGGGCGAGGAATGGGATTGGACCAGCGACGGCGACTTCGAGCATCTTCGCATCCTGATGACCAACCGCAAGATTGTGTGGCCCAAGCGCATCTTGCAGTGCGTTCGCAAACTGGACCTCGCAGCCGACATGAACATTGTCCCCCGCACGTTCTTGTGTGTGGGCGGGGAGGCAATGCGGGCGTGCGTGCCGTTGCTGACGGTTGAGGACCAAGGGAACGTGGTGCTTGCGTTCATCGAATCACGCACCCGGCTTACGTCGTTCACTGGCAGGGCGTTCCGCGTACTCGAACTCACGCCAGAGGCGAGCCACATCGTTGACGAAACGCACGCTGCACGCGCGACACTTCGACCTATCTACGAGCCGATGATTATTCCGCCCTTCGCATGGGTGGACGCAATCACCGAAGGCTCGTCGATTGTGCAGGGTGGCTACATCAAGATTCGCACGCCGCTGGTTGCCAAGCCGCACCCACTACAGAAGCGGATGATTCGCGATGCGGACATGACCCGCGTGTTCGCTGGCGTTGACGCTTGCGCATCGCAGCCGTGGAAGGTGAACAACAGAATCCTTGCGTTGCAACAGCAGATGCTCAAGGCTGGGATTGAGATTGGGGCGTTGCCGAGCTTGTACCCGCGCCCACGGCCCAGTCGCCCAGAGGCGGCAGACACCAACAAGAAGGTCCACCGTGCATGGAAGCGTGCTTGCGTGGAGCATGAGACTTGGCGCATCGGCCACCTTGGTCGCATCCAGCAACTTGCCAGCACGCATTCGATGTGCGACCGCCTTGAGGGTCGAGACTTCTACCTGCCGCACATGATGGACTTTCGCGGGCGAACCTTCCCTGTGCCTGCGATGCTGAACCACCACGGCGATGACGTGCGGCGTTCGCTGCTGCTCATGGCGAGCGACAAGCCAATGACCAACGACGGGCGGTATTCGCTGACGGTTCACATTGCGAATATGTACGGCGTTGATGACGTGCCCATTGACGAGCGTGCGGACTGGACGAAGAACAACGTAAACAACATCGCCCGTGCCTGTAGCGACCCCGCCAAGGATGAATGGTGGCGTCAGGCAGCGGAGCCGTGGCAGTTCTTGGCCGCGTGCTACGGGCTGCTTGACGATGACGAAGGCCGGTTCATCCCCTGCCAGCGCGACGGGACGATGAACGGATTGCAGCACTACGCGGCAATGGCGAGGGACGCGAGCGCGGCTGGTGCTGCCAACCTGCGAAAGAGCGACCGCAAGCACAAGGTTTACAAGGACGTGCTGGACCACACGTTGCGGGTACTGACAGCCGACTTCGCGGACAACGATGTGGTTCAGGCGGCGATGCCGTTCGTGGTCAAGGATGTGATAAAGCAGCCAGTGATGACCGAGATGTACGGCGTCACTCAGTACGGCGCACGCAAGCAGGTATACGAGAACCTGCTGCGAGAGGGCTGCCCAAAGGACGTGGCGAAGAAGGTGCGTGGCATCATCGCACACGTCATTGCCAACGCCGACATTCCCTACCTGCGTCCCGCCCGCGAGACAATGGCGTGGGCATCCGCCTGTGCTACGGCGATTGTGGACACCAAGCAGCCGATGACGTGGACCACGCCGATTGGGTTCCCTGTGTTACAGCCGTACAACAAAGCCTTGAACAAGTGTTCAACCGTGGTTGGCGACTTCAATGTTGAGGACCGCACCCGCATCGTCCCTAAGCCCAAGCAGATTACGGCGGTTGCCCCCAACCTCATCCACTCGTTTGACGCTTGCCACTTCCTCATGGCTGCAACCGAAGCGGTATCACGGGGTCTGTCATTCGCAGGCGTCTTCGATTCATATTGGTCGCAGCCCGCCGACTTCGCAGAGTCGGGCGAAGTGGTGCTTGACACGTTTGTGAAGTTCCATGAGGAACGCCCGCTTGAGTTTGTCCGCGAGCAATGGCACCGCGCGTATGGGGAAATCATCCCTGAGTTGCCGCCCACCGGCGACTGGGATGTGTCGGAAGTTCGCGAGTCACAGTTCGCATTTTCCTAAGTTAGTATGTACTAGCATTGGTCCAACTTGCCCAGCGTATTCGCTTTTTTCAGTTTTCGGCCCATGCCGCCCCCCAAGAGTCACCTGATTCTGTGGGCTGGTTGGCAATTGACGGGGCCGATGAATCACGTCGCTGTTGGTGATGGAATGGACGTGCTAGAGGTCGTGCCTCTATACGACACAATTGTTATCGGACACCGCCGGTATCTAGCAAGCAAGCGTGGGCTGCGATACATCGCGCAGATACCCACGCCACGCGAGGTTGATATTCAGGCCGGAAGCCGGTCGTGGTCGTGCGTTGCCGCTTCTGTGCGTGTGATGCGTGCGGCTGGGCTGGACGTGCCGAGGTGCATGACGCCTCAATCTCTGGCATTGTGGTGCATGACCTATGGAACAATCAGACCCGTCACTGTTGACGACATGGAAGAACCTCAAGCCTGAGCTTCGCAAGCAGTTGCTTGACGAACTGGGCACGCTGGCGAGAGCCAAGAACCCACACCCGTCAGAGTTGCTAGACGAGGCTGGCAGAATCGCATACGCAATCGCCCACTCAAAGGCTGATTTGGTCAAGATTCTCACGCACAAAACCAATGGGTAGTTCAATCGCTGACTTGTTTGGAATGGGCAGTGCCCCAACCCCAGCGGCAACCGTTCAGCGCGACCCGTCACAACTTGACCCGGTTGAAGCCGCGCGTCGCGACCGTGAGTTGCGCCGCATCGCTGGCCTTCGTGGGCAATCGTCCCTGATTATGCCCGCGTCCCCATCCGGCCCTAGCACTACTGGCAGTGGCTTGTACGTGCCTCCCCCCATCCAATGACAATCAAACAGATGTTCACGCGGCTTGACGGCAAGCGGCAAGACTCTTTGCTCACTGCCCGCCAGTGTGCGGCGTTGACGCTGCCCCGTGACCTTCCCCCAGAAGGCCAAGCCAAAGACGCGAAGATGCCGGAGAACTGGCAATCACTTGGCGGCGACCTCGTAAACAACTGGACCGGCACCGTCGTTTCGTCGGTGTTCCCGTCAGTTATTCCGTTCGCCGCCCTAGAACCTAGCCGCGAAGACGTGGCTGGGCTTGACGAACAATCGCGTGCCGCCATTGACAGCGACTTGTTCATCATCCAAACCATCCTGCACTCCATGCTGGACGAAGCGATGTTGCGCCCGCGTGACAACCGCCGCCCGCAAGGGTTTCGCTCGCAGATGCAGGCCGCAATCCGCCAGCTCGGTATCACGGGTGATACGGCTTTCAGGCTGGACGATGACGTTCGCGTGACCGTGTTCCGCCGCGATAACTACGTGGCGATGCGTGATTCCTACGGCGACCTTCTGTGTGCCGTCTTCCGCGAGAACATCGACATTGCCGAGGCACCAGAATCCGCAATCGACGAGTGGAAAAAGGCCAACGACAACGCTGACCCTGAGAAGGCTGATTATGACCGCCGCATGGTGGACATCTACACCAAGGTTGAGTGGTCACAGTCGGCTGGCAAGTGGACTATCACGCAAGAAGTGCTTGGCGTGGAAGTTGCCAGCAAGCAGGAAGAAGTCTGCTCGTACTTCGTCATCCCCTACACCATCGTCCCTGGCGAAAGTTACGGGCGTGGTCCGGTTGAAGAAACACTTGCCGACCTCAACTCCTACAACGGCCTGAGCAAATGCCAACTTGAACACGCTGGGCTGGCTGTCAACGTCAAGGTGTTCGTTGACGAAACGAGCATGATTCGCGACGAAGACTTGCTCAAGCCCGCTGGCGCGATTGTTCGCGGCGCACGGGTTCAGGGTGGTCAGTTGCAAGACGCTGCCGCGTGGGGGCCAGTAAGCCTCGCATCGGCTGACGTGATGAACCGGGTGTGGCAACAGACGGGCGAATCACTTGCCCGCAGGTTCTTGTACCTTCCCGGCCAAGTGCGAGACAGCGAACGCACGACCGCCGCCGAAGTGCAGAACGTCACGCTCGCCCAAAACGAAGGCGCACGCGGGCTTGTCTACACGCCCTTGTCTGACATGCTGCAAATCCCCATCATGCAACGCCTGATGGTGATTGCCGAGAAGCGTGGCATCCTCAAGGCTGCCGTGCCCGACTGGATGAAGCAGCGAATCCGCATCAACCTGCTCACGGGTGCGGCGGCGGTTGCCCGCCAACAGAAGGTCCAGCAACTTGTGCAATACGCCACGATTGCCCGCGACCTGTCTGCCAACCCGCTTCCCGATGAAGTCAACCTGCCCGTGCTGCTGCAAACGCTGGCACGGCACCTCAATATCACCGATCCCATCGTGCGGACGACTCGGCAAGTTGCCGAGATTCAGCAAGCCCGCGCGCAGCAAGAGGCTCAGGCAGAGTTGGCGAAACAACTCGCGGCGGGTGCTGGTGGCCTGCTCGAAAACGCCGCTCTCACGAATCAGCAGTGACATATGGCAGAAACAAACAACGTCATTTCAGGCACAGAACCGACCACCCCGCCCGTTACACCGCCCGTTCCTGACCCGGCACCGAAGCCGGAAGACAAGCAGGAATCGCAGTTGCTTGCGGGCAAGTTCAAGACGCAAGACGACCTTATCAAAGGCTACAAGGCTCTTGAAAGCAAACTCGGCCAGAAGCCTGACGCTGTACCCATCATTCCCGACCCGCCCAAGGTGGAGTTGCCGGAAGAAATCACGCTCGACAACTACGAAGACGTGTTGAAGAAGGCGGGGCTTTCGCCTGAAAGCGTGCTGGGTGAGTGGCAGCGCGACAAGAAGTTGTCAACCGCCAGCCTGAACGCTTTGAATGGCATCGGCATCCCCAAGATTGCAGCAGGCGCATTGGCAATCGGGTTGTCGGCAGCCGCCGAAGCCCAGCAAGCCAAGGTTGCCGCTGTGGTCAACGAGTCGGCTACGACCGTGTTCGGCAACCGTGACCAGTACATCATCGCTGCACAAGCGGCATCAACACTGCTCAACGACGATGAGCGTCGCGAGATGAACAAACTCATCACCAACCCGGCCACGTCCAAGATTGGGATGCAGACGCTCAAGGCGACTATCGCTATGCGTTCTGGTGGTGACACTGGTAACACCATCAAGCCGACTGGACAGCCCACGGGCGGGTCTACGGCGTTGCCAGAGTTGAAGTCGTCACGCGATGCAGCCGCAGTCATTGCCCGCGCGCGCGCAGGCGACCCCGAAGCAATCCGAATCACATCGTCGCGAGACTTCAACACAGCACTCGCGAACATGAGTCCGTTCACGAAAGGATAATTGATGTTCCGAGTCCCCGACAACTGTGCCGTTCTTCTTGAGAAGAACAAACTTGTGTATCGCGTCTTTGCCACTGGCGGTCAAACCGGGTGCGACCTGATTGATACTACGTCCGATTTGGTTGTGCTGACGGTCCTTGTGCCGGGCAGCGGCGGCGAGGCAGAACTCACCGCACTCAAGAAGGCGTGCGAAGACATCACCAAGATTGACCGTCCGCAAACGCAGGGCGAGAAGATTGCCAAGTTTGCAGCAGAAAAGAGCGAGGAAGTCGAAGGCTTGCGTAAGCAGGTCGAAGAACTCCAAGCCAAGCTCGCGGAAGCGAAGCCCAAACAAACCAAGTGACACACGGCCCCGAAGGGGGCTGTTTGTTTTTCGTGCAGGCATTAGACGAGCGTGTTGCTTGTCATGCCAGAAACACATTCAAGTTGGCCCACGACGCAGTGGCGGACACCTGCATTAGCAGCCCGCTCGCAGTGGACACCCGATGCGCGATGTGAAGCACATATAGCAAAGGAGTAGTCAAATGACTACCTCGAATCCACAGGCATTTCTTACGCAGAGTGCTGCGTATGACCTTGTTTTGAAGACAAACTTTGACAACGGCGTCAAGGTTGGCTTCAACAGGATCAACTGGCTTACGTCGATGGGCTTGATGAAGGTCAAGAACACTAACGGCGGTCGTATCTTCCGTTTCCTTCGTCGTCACCTTGAGGACGCTTCGCAGGTGCGGGCGTTTGTTGACGGCACCACCATCAACGGCGTGCCGTTCGGTTTCTCCGAAGGCACCATTCAGTGCAACGACTTGATTGACGCTGTTGCCTACGAACTGGGCAAGAGCCAGATCAACCTCGCAGACTTTGACTTTATGACCGGCAAGGGTGAAGACCTTGGCTATGCCGTGTCACGTCAGATGCACCTGCGCGCGATGAACGAACTCATCCGCGCAGCCCGCACTGCTGCCAGCACCCGCACGGTTGACGGTCGCGCAATCACCTTCCACAACGGCGGTCAGCGCGTGACCAACACCGGCGCAATGACCACTCGCTACCCGGTTAGCGATGTTGGCGCATTGGCTGTCCGTACCGACATGGAAAACCTCGCGCAGTTGTTCGACGAGGACGACATTCCCCGTGACGAGGGTGGCAACGTCGCACTGATTACACCCTACATCCACCGCGTTCTGTTGCAGGACACCAAGATTTTCGACATTCAGTACGGCCAGAACGCCAGCGACAACAACTACAACAACCGCATCGTCGGCAAGGTGGCAGGCTTCAACGTCATGGTTGTCTCTGACCTCCCCCGTGACAACTACATCGACAACGACGTGAGCCGCTACAGCCTCAACAGCAGCTCAACGGCACCCGGCATCACCCCCGCCATCGTCGCTGTTCGCGGCGCGGGCGTTCGTGACCTCTACCCCATCGGTGCAGTCGTTGCTCAAGGCTTGAGCAGCATCGTCACGCCAATGGATGAGAAAACCAACGTCGTCACCATGAAGGCCGAAATGCACTACGGCATTGGTGTCATGCACCCCGAAGTTGCTGGTGTCATCGACTTCACCAACTAAACCAGAAAGGACACAGCAATGAGTACCCCCATATTTACGAAAGAACGCAGCAGTAGCTTGCAGTACGTTGGAGCCGTGAACACGGCCAGCAACACAAGCACGGCATCGCTGACCGCAGAAGAAAACGGCGTGACGAATGAGCGTCAAACCCGCTTGGATTTTGTCAACTTGTCAGTTGTCACAACCGATCAGCCTGGCACTGTTGGCGCAAGCGGCTCGCAGAAAATCTACACCTTCCCGGCTGGCACCTACGGCATCGTCCGCAACATCGTGTTCAACCTGAACGCGACACCTGGCGCGGGCGGCATTACCGACACGGCCACGCTCAAGTACAGCATCGGTACGGCTGCTGAAGCCTCCGATGGCACACTCGATAGCACGCAAGCCGACATCCTTGCTAGCTCAAACGCTACGGCGTTTGTTGGCGGCGTGGGTGGCGGCGGTGCTGGCGGTGGTGCAATGACGGGCGTGACCAACACCGCCGTTGCAGTTGACAGCCGTTCGGCAGCTAAGGACATCTTCCTCAATTTTGGTATCGTTGACGCTGGCAGCACCGCCAACGACACCGTGACTCTCAGTGGTTCAATCTGGATCACTTGGGCGTTGCTCGGTGCCTAATTAGCCCTTTCCCCTCTACCACGCGCCGCATGAAAGTGCGTCGTTGTGGTTTTATGAGCCAGCAACTTGACGACTTCAAGGCCGAACTTGTCTCCATCATCAACGAGAACGTCGGCCATGTTCGCGTAGACATTCAGCAATGGGCGGCAAATGTTGTTGCCGACGCTGCGAAGGTGGCTGCGATTGCGGACCCAACCGCACGCATGCAAGCCAAAGAACACCTGCACGCGCAGTCGTTCTTGCTGCTTGAACTCAACCGCATCAGGCTTGCCAAAAGCAAAGAGAAGATGGTCAACGCCGCTGTTAAGGCTGGCGTGAACATGCTTGTCACGGCCCTTACTCGTGTGCCGGTGGTGGGCTAGTGTCATCGCTCTCGACTGCCACGAAGAACGCAATCTCAGCGGCGGTACTTGCTGCTACGCGGTCGTCGCGACTGTTCCACACCGTCAACCTTGGCACAACGCCAGTGCGTAGCGGCTCGTTCGTTCTCAACGCGAGCAACCACAACGTCGTGATGCAGGCCAATGGTCCGTACACGGGCAAGGGGACGCTTGCAGATGAGGCGCAGATGGACGCCATACGTGTCACTACGTCACAGACCAACTCGCGGCAAATCAACTGCAACTGGACCTCGACAACCTTCGTCAAGGGCAACTTCCGCTTTATCTCTTTCTCGGTGTAACACATGGCAATAATCGAAACCGGCTCTGGATCGACACAAACGCAGGTGGAGAGCGGTGCGGCAAGAGCGTTGCTCATTCCTCGCGGCGTGGCGTTTTCCACAACCGGCGTGACCGGCACGATGGCCGCTGCGCTTGCGGGTAACTCCACCGTGTTTGCGATGCGACTGGACCCTAGTTCGCCGGTCCTTGCGTACATCGAGCGAATCCGCATCATGTACACGACGATTGTTTCGTACACAACGCCAATTACCGCATCGCGACGACTTGCGTTGTTTCGTGGCACAGGCGCGGCTGCGTCCGGTAGCACAGCCTTGGTGCCAGTGCAGAAAAGCACCACGTCGGCATCGTCTGAGTTTCTTCTTGCCAACGGTGGTGACATTCGCATCTCGGCAACCGCAGGCTTGACCGTTACCGGCATCACCTACGAGACTGACCCGATTCGCACAATGACACTTTCGCACGTTGGCAGTGCTGGCAACTACGCAGAAACACTGTTCGAGTTCCACGCAAGCGAGTGTGCGCCGATTGTGTTGCAACCCGGCCAACTGCTTGCAATCCGTAACCCGGCTGCTATGGACGCCGCTGGCACATGGCAGATGGCAGTGAACGTGGACTGGCACGAAGCCGCCGCAATCTAAAGGAAACAGAATGCTGAAGCCCAAGGGAAGTTGGAAGACATCAACCGCTGGCGTCTGTGCGTTTGTTGGTGCGGTGGCCTATGCGCTCGCCGCCCACTACGACAGCGACCCGCTCACCGTCCCCCAGTGGGAAGGCGTGGCCGCTGGCTTCTTTGCCATGATCGGCCTATTCGCAGCCCGTGACAACGACGTGACCAGTGAACAAGTGAAGGCAGGTAGCAAGTGAACAACACCAATATGCGCAAACTCATCACCATCAGTCTTTGTGTTGGCACCGTGGCTCTTGGCGGCTGTGCGTCAGGCACAGTGTCGGCAGTGAACATCAAACCCGCCGTGGACAAGGTTGTGTCAGAACATGCCGCATACGTGGCTGCTGACGAGAACCTTTCGGCAGAACTCAAAGAAATCAAGACTCGCACTGGTGCGTGGCTCAAGAAAGCAGTTGACGAGGCGGCAACGCCTGTGGAGGTTGCGCCGTGACACTCAATCGCAATCGTGATGGGCAACAAGTTGTGACGTTCGGACTGGCAGAGAAAGCCGCGTTTGGCATTGTCACGTCTGTACTCACGGCTGGAATCCTTGGCCTTATGGCTATGCAATTCCGCGTGACCGCCGACATTGCCGCAATCAAAGAGCAAATCAATGGCGTTGACCGCCGCGTTGAGCGCATCGAGGACCACAAGTAATGGCAACCCACGTCAATCGCGGCCACTTCAAGCGGATCAAGAGCGGCAAGGTCAATGCCTGCTTTGTGGGCAACTCCATCTTCCAGATCAACCAAGGGTGGAACGTGGCGTTGTCCTACGTGTCGCGATTCCCTCTCGCGTGTCGTGGTGGAACAACCAACCTCATCAACAGCGTTGGCGCGGAATGGCCCATTACGGCGGGGCTTTCTGGCATGGCAAGCATTGCTGCTGTCAGACCCGGTGAGAACCCAGGTGACGGCACAAGCAAATTCAACCTGTCCAGCACCAACGTAGGCAGTGGCGATGCGACTGGCGTGTACGGCTCTCCGATACAAATGACGGCCCGTCCGCTTGGTCCAAACGAATCAGACTGGGATGCAAGTCAGAACATGGAAGTCTTGATGATTGCTGAAACCAGCGCATCGCTGACTGGGTATTACACCAGTTCGTCTGCCGCTTGGAACATCCAAGGCGTTTCAAGGTCAAACGTGGGGCTTGGCGGCATATTTATCAACATGCAACAGGCGAAAGCGGTTCGTTCGTTTTCTACTGCCGTGTTCAACCGTGGCACCGGCGCGACAGTTGCGGTTGGTCGAATCAACGCATGGGACCAAACCGAAACCGGCGTCTTCAAGCCCGCGTGTTTTGGCGTCCGTTGCACAAATAAGACTAGCGGCGTCTTCTGGGGTCACATGAAGGGCCACGGTAGCTGGTCCACGGTTCACCACCAGAACGAAACTGGTGCAACTATCTCGTCTGACGGAACGCCCTACACCGCCGCCTACAGCGACGAAGCGTTGATTGAAGATTTCAGAACCTTTCAGTGGAATTACATCTTTGTTCCGCTTGGTGCAAACGAATCGACCACGGTTGGATTTGGCGACCGCCTAAAAACCATCATCGCTCGCTACAAGGCGGCTGCCGTTGCTGCTGGCGTGGCAACCCCGTACTTCTGCCTGCTCACGCAATACGACGCCATCAGCGACGGTGATGCTGCATTCTGGGCCGAAATTCGCGCCCAGACGATTGCAGTTGCGGTTGCCGACCCGTATGTTGAATGTGTGGACTTTGGTGGCTGGCAACGCGACATTTACGGCAACTATTCTGCGTGGTCTGCAAGCCAACTGGTTGACACCATCCACCCCGCCACGGCCAACTCCACCCTTCGCGACAACCACGCCGACCTTTCGTGGTTCATTCTCAACGGCCCAATCACCCACGGCGGCGGTCCCCGCAGTCGTTCACGTCTTCGCGCGCGAGTCGCGCAGTAGGAGCATCAATGTCAGATTTCTATGCAAGCGGACTCACTCGCCTCAGCGGTGCCGCGTTTACAACCACGGCAGCGGCTATCAGCGGCACGTACTCGTCAACCAACAATGTTCGGCTTGTCCGAATGGGTGCCGTGAAGCCGCGTTCGCTGCGTCATCGCGGTATCCAGATGATGTTTACGTCCAACGCAGACAACGCAACTGGCGTGTTCGCGGTGTGGGCACGGTTTGCTGGTGTTAGCGATGG